GCACGAATCTGCAGAACAGTAAAGTGTGTGGGTTTTCCACATGCACAAAATGAGATAAGGTTTCTCACAGTGTGACCAGGCGCTAATAAGACCAATCCCGCCAATAGGATTGGAATCTCTCATATCTAAGTTCACCAGAGAGTTGGATGCCGGCATTTCAAGTAGCGCGAGACTGGACACACCATTTCACTTAGGTGAAATGGTGCTGTGGAGGAGTGTGGACAGGTAAACCATCCAAGTAAGCAGACTGAAGCCCGTAATCCTTCAAGTAGATTTTGTTTGTTGCACTTGAAGAATAGTGGTCACCGTAACCACAGCTTGCAAAATCGGAATCCATCTGAAGGATTTCCAGATCGGTCAGACCGTACCGTGCGTAGACTTCATCCGAATTAACGAAAAACTCCACGTCACTGTCGTAACTGACCAACTTGTAAGCTAATTGAGCATCTGTTGCTTGCTGCACTCTCTCTTGGAGTTTCGATCCTACTCCATTGTCCTGACCCCCTTCACAGTTCCTCTTCAAACTATCAATAAGAAGAGTGTGGGCACGAGGGTACGCTCCCTGCAGGAGCGATTTTTGCTGGCGATTGACTCTAGATTCCATAGACTCTCCCTTAAAACCGATAAAATCACCTTTAGCTGTACCACTCATTCTCAGAAGAACTCCGAGATTAAGTAGTGCGCGTATTTTGTGGTTTTTATCATATACAGGTGAGTGTTTTAGAAACTGAATCTCATGCCAGTCAGAGCAATCATCACAAGTGACGATATATCCAGCTTCAGCAGCTGCATGAATAACGTCTTCCTTACAATTGATTTCCATCTGCGAAACGGAAAGGCCAATAAGCTGGCACGCAAGGTTGTTGATTGCTGTGGTGATGGTTGAGCCACTGTACAAACGTGGTCCCCTAGGCTTCATGGTGACCTTTCGTTTTTTGTTGTACAAGTCAACCACTGTGATTGGTTGTTCACATTGGTTGACCAAACGTCGAGCATCACTTCTCAGACGTTTTGGGTGGATGCTCACGTAAGCATCAAAAAGAGACGAGGTGTGGGACGCATCGCAAGAGGAAATGTCCACGTTAAAACGTAGAACTTTCCCCCCTTTGGTACGAACCGCTAAGCATGAGTCGTCGGAAAAATAAACAAAAACAAATCGGCCCGGAGGGTTGATGAGTCGCTCAAAGACATCCACTAAAGCTTCAGCGGATGGCTCTTTGCAAAACTCGATAGTTCCACCATTGATTGCGATCGGTTGGCCAAACATTGCTTGTTTTAATATTCCGGCTATTCTGAATCCCTGCAGCGAGGCTGGACACCCGAGATCTCCTATGCAACGAATGGTTTTGTCAGGTTTAGCAACTTCAAAGATTTTAACCTTATAAAGTGCATATTTCCCTGGCAAATTCCATATATCGTCATACAAAAGTCCGTTGTCCATTATTTCGTTCCATGACTGGATACGTAATAGCCTTTTAACATGAGTGTCGCCGTAGTGTAGACGCGCTTCCTCAATTGCGTTGGTGAATTCATTAAAATAATCCTCATACTCGTTCCTCAGACGGTCAATGAAACCGAAATTCTTCTTGATGAACGCGTGCTGCTTGTTTTGGAAGTGTTCCTCAGCCCCCACAAGCATAGGGAGGCGGGATTTGGTCATGCGTGTTACGCCGGCAGAGAGATTGCTCGTCTCCCTACCGTATATCTGACCTGTGTGTGGTGCGCAAGGACCCGCCCGAGTCAAGTAGCTGTTATCCTTTTTAACTGCTATCTTTTCCCAGATTGTGGGTGACGGAAATACAATCCGTCCTTCGTCGTTGAAGTATTGTTTACCACGCTGAATCAGGAAATCGCCGTTGCAACGATATTCAGTGCTTCGAATATCGTCGCAAGTGCTAACCCCGAGACAGTAGGGCTCCCTCGTGGTGACTCTGTCTTTGAAGGAACCCTCGACCGAAAAGACTGCTCGATCTTTCCGGGAATGGACGTTTTATGGCCGTAAGTGGTGACGTCGTGATGATGATTATGTGCAGTGTGTTTATTCCTTCCAAAAACACTACTGTGATAGGGTGCATCAATCAAACCCCCTGCTCCGTCTTC